AATAAACCTATTCAAGCATTGAAAGATTTTATACAATTTAGAGTTGTTACACCCCTCTATGAAAAATATTATTATGATTTGTCACAAGCTGCACAAGAAGCAAAGAAAGATGCAAGTAATTTTATTGGAAAAGCAGTAGAATGTTTGAACAAATATCCTATATTTAAATCAATATTGGCTGTTTTGCCTGTTATTGGTTTGTTTTGGTTTGGAATGAAATATTTTAAAAACAATTCTATTGAAACATCAGAGTATTCTGCAGAATTGGTTTATAGTGGATCTGAAAAACAAAAGAACAAGCAGCGTTTTAGAACAGAGTTAGTTTATAGTGGATCAGAGAAACAGAAGAACAAACAACGCTTTAGAACAGAGTTGAGTAAGAGTGGAGCTGAAAAAGAGAAAAATAAGCAAAAATATCGAACAGAGTTGAGTGATTCTGATAGTAAGACTCGCAAACAAATACGAATGGAACGTTATAACACTTTGAAAAGTGAACTTGATGAAGCAATTGACATGAAGATAGATGAGAGCAAAGAAAATGTTGTTATCACTGATTCAACAAGTCAAATGCAAGCACAAATGGCTGTTGATACAAATGCAATGAGTGTGTCATCCAAAATTATTTCAAATTCCTATACAATGGAGTGTGAAATTAATGGTAGATGGTGTGCAAAGATTAAAATTGTTTTTTTGAAGGGCAAAATTGCTTTGACAGCAAGACATGTTAAGATTTATATGCAAGAAGCAACACGTGTGAGAATATATAATAGAAATATTAGTAAACCACATGTGTTTGATGCAAAAAGTATACTTACAGAGGATGTTTGCAACAGAGCTGGTGAATTGAAAGATCAAATGTTATTGTGCTTTCCCTCATCTGGTATGAATGATCATGCTAGTTTGATGGGTAGTTTAGCAGATGGTGTTCAAATGTCACATTTCAAAACTACACGTGCAGCTTTAGTTGTACCTTTTGATGAGGGTGTTGTTATGAAATTTGGAAATATTTATGCAAGAGATGTTGAGACAGAAATACAGTATGATGCAAGCATACCAAATTCAAAAGATGTTCAAAAATTTTTTGTTAGAGATAGATACGAGTATTCTGGATTGGAAACTACAGATGGTGATTGTGGAAGTTTGTTAGTTGCTATAAATTCAATGCTACCAAAGAAAATTTTGGGAATTCATGTTGCTGGAAAATGGAATGAAGGAATTTCTTCACCTATCAATTGTAGTGATATTGAAAGAGCAATGGAGAAGATGCCATGGAGCGCTCAATTAGAGATTTTAATTGACAGTGCAGAAGACAAGATTAAATTTGGATTGGACAATTGGATTCCTGAAGGAAATTTTGTACCAATTGGAAAAATACCAATTCCAATTTTAGGTGCAAATACTACAAAGATTATTCCGAGTTTGGTACATGACAAAATAACGAAACATAATACCATTCCTGCAAAGTTGAGGCCATTTACTTATGGAGAAGTTAATTACAACCCCATGGAAATTGGTCTTAAGAAAGCAGGTGCCGCAAACATTCAACTTGATGAGAAGATTGTTGATATTTGTATTGAAGATGTTAAACGCATTGTAAATTCAAAAATAGAGAGAGGTGTTTATGATCAAGTTTATGACGATTATATAGCTATAAGAGGTGTCTTAGGTGATGATTATTTACCACCCATTGAGAGAAAAACAAGTCCAGGATATCCTTGGGTTTATAGTAAAGAGGGTTTGACTGGAAAAACAAAATGGATGGGAAAAGATGATAATTTTATTGTACACCCAGATCTTAAAGCACGAAGTGAATATCGTATAAAATGTGCTAAAGAGAAGAAGAGAGTTTTGACTGTATGGATTGACACATTGAAAGATGAACGAAGACCATTTGAAAAAGTTTTGGCAGGTAAGACAAGAGTGTTTTCTGCTGGACCGATGGATTATACTTTCACGTTTAGAAAGTACTTTATGGGTTTTGCTGCTCATGTTATGAAAAATCGAATTGACAATGAAATTTCAGTTGGAACAAATTGTTATTCAACTGATTGGACGAGAACTGCAAAGAAATTATTGAGTAAAGGAAGAAAAGTGATAGCTGGTGATTTCAGCAATTTTGATGGAACACTTGTTGCAGATATTCTTTACAAGATTTTGGACATTGTAAATGATTTTTATGATGATGGTGAGGAAAATGCTACAATTCGTAGAGTACTTTGGGCAGAAATTGTTAATTCGATTCATCTGTGTAGAGACAACTTGTACATGTGGACACATTCGCAACCATCTGGATGCCCGATTACATCGATATTGAATAGTTTGTTCAATTCTGTCAGTATGAGATACGTTTGGATGTTAATTGTTGAAGACAGCATGAAGAATATGAAGTCTTTTAATGAAAACGTTTCAATGGTTTCATATGGTGATGACAATTGTGTGAATATTTCAGACAAAGTTATTCACGTTTTTAATCAAGTGACTATAGCTGAAGGATACAAGCAAATTGGTATGACTTATACTGATGAGTCAAAGACTGGTGAGATTATTCCTTATAGAGAATTGTCAGAAGTTGCCTATTTGAAGCGCAAATTTAGATGGGAAGAGAGTGAAATGCAATTTATTGCTCCTCTCAATTTGGATGTTGTGTTAGAAATGGTAAATTGGATCAGAGGTGAATTGGATGCTGAAGAAGCAACAAGATTAAATTTGGAAGCATCTGCTTTTGAATTGAGTCTTCACGGAAAAGAAATATTTGACAAATGGATTGTAGAGTATAAGAAAGCCAGTAGATATTTTGAAGAAAGACCAGAATTTTTAACCCATTTTCAATATAGGTATGAAGATATGGTCAAATATGGAATGATTACTGGAATGTTTTGAAAGTTAGTGCCTAGGGGCTTCAATTGATCACCGTTTATTTGAAGCAGCAAAGCCCGGTTCACTACCAAGATTGTTTACAATGAGTGAATGATTTTGTCTCGAGAGATTATTTAATTTCTATTGATTAATGTGTGCGAGAATAAATAAAGGCTATTAATCCGGTGCGTTTGAAGAGTGTGTTTGATTCTACCCTCTTTTGTATGTTAACACATTGAATCGCTACTAATTTGAGTGATATTAAACAAGTTCATGATAATGAACAAATTACTACTTTTATTGATGATGTCATTTCCCAGGATTATGAGAAACCAGGGATTGCTACTTATTCAGAATGGATGAAATTTTCAGATGATGTTAAAATTCATACTGTTTCTTCCATTCTTCGTAGGCCCGTTCAAGTTGGTAGTGGAAATTTCGATTCTACTACTTTTACTACTCCCGGTGATGTTGTTTCTTCTATTAGATTTCCTGATGCACTTTTTACTGCATCTCCAAATCTTGTTGATAAGTTAAATTATTTTCTTTATTTTAGAGCTAATGTTCATATTAAGATTATTTTTAATGCTAGTCCTTTTATGGCTGGCAAATATTGGTGTTGTTTTGTGCCTTTTGCAACTGAATCAAATAGGTTAATGCAGATTAGTGTTCAAAATCAAACAGGCTATCCAGGAAATGAACTTGATATTGCATCAGGTGCTCCCGTTATGCTTAAAATTCCTTATTGTTCAACTTTGTCTCATTATAATTTGATTACTGCTGAATCTTCTATGGGTGATTTATTTATAACTACTTTGAATCCTATTACTTCAGGTTCTAGTTCTACTGTATCTGGTTTTTCTGTTTTTGCTTGGTTTGAAGATATTGAACTTCATGTTCCTACTTCATTACCAGTTTTGGTTAATTTCACAGCACAAATGAAAACTGAAGAAATTTCTAAAACAACAGGTCCTCCAGTTTCAGCACTTATGACTTCTATAGGTAATTTAGCTAGGAATATTACTAATGTTTCACCAAAACTTGCACCTATTGCAAAACCAGTAGAGTGGATTTCACGTTTTATGGCAGGTGGTTTTTCTGCAGCAGGTTTTAACAAACCTATTTCTTTGTCACAGAACACAACTATTGACAATCTGCCTGGTAAATTTTATACACATGCAGATGGTGTTGATAGGAGTGTTAAGTTGTCTGCTATGCCAGATAACACACTTCCTAATCATCAGGGCTTGTTTTCATCAACTATGGATGAGATGGATATAAATCATGTTATTTCCAAATCAGCTATTTTGATTTCAAATAAGCAATGGTCTAATATTGCAGCTCCTGGTGATTTACTAACATATTGGAATGTAACACCAGGTTTGTCACAATTGGATACAAATAATTCACAAACTTATTTTACTACACCATTAAGTTTTGTTGCATCTATTTTCCAACAGTGGAAAGGTGGTATAAAATATCGTATATCTTTTGCTAAGACAGGTTTTCATTCTGGTAGGATAAGAATTTCTTTCCATCCTGGTATTTTTAATCCCAGTGCTGTTGGTGATAGTTCTTATGTTTATAATGAAATTTTAGATTTGTCAGTTACTTCTGAAATGGAATTTTGTATTCCTTATGTTGCAAATACTCCATGGAAATATGCTGAAATTTTTGATCATGGTGATATTCCAGATTCAAAATTTTCAACAGGTATTGTTATGATGAATGTTTTGACACCTTTAATGGTGTCTAGTGATTCTGTTGCTAGCTTTGTTAAGTACAATGTTTGGATTTCTGGAGACTCAGATATGTCTTTTGCTATTCCTAATATTTCAAATCATGTTATTGGAAATTTTTCCAACGTAACACAGTTGCGTAGTGTTGAATTTTCAAACATGATTAATACTATTAAATTGTCTGGTTTTAATGCTATTGATGAAGAAAGTGATGTAGTTAAATTGGTTGACGGATCAGTTATTTCAAGGGAAGATTATTGCCGTTATTTTGAGGATGAATCAACTGATGTTGAAAATTCTATTAGTTCTTTTGTTTATGAAGATGGTATTTTTAAGGCTCAAATTTTTAATGATACTGCTATTGCAACAGAGCACAATGAACAAGTTGTAGATTCTGCTCGAAATTTCTTTTCAATGAAAACATATTCTCCAACAATTGCTGAAGAATTGTGTATTGGTGAGAAGATTACAAATTTGCGTCAGGTCATTAAACGTTTTAGTCCTACATTTAGAGTTCTTGAAAATCAACCATTTCCAAGTGATTTGAAGAGATTCGCTATTCCTTTTTCGAAAGCAACAACAACTGATGGTAATTTGAATACTTTGCGTATTGATCCCTCTTATTTTGGAGACAATCAGGGTCTTATTACTAACACTTTTCAAAATTATTCTTTGAATGCTGAATTCAATCCTACAACTGCTGTTTCATTTTTTGCTACTGCTCATGTAGCTACCTATCTTCCTCTTAATAATTTGACTAATTATATTAGTCACATTTATAGATTTTATAACGGTAGTCGTAGATATAAATTTTTCTTTGGTGCTTCTAGAAAATTTAATTATAATGGAAGTTCTTCTGCCCCAAATGTTACTCACAATTTTGGGCGAGATGTACAACCTTATGTTGTTTCTAGAGCACAACAAACTGTTTTAAATGGTGCTATTCTTAAACCCCAATTGATTAGCACACAAAATCATGCTGTTGAATTTCCAACATTTTCTTCTATTGTATATCCGGATTTAAATGGGTGTATGGAATTTGAAGTGCCTTATTATGCACAGACTCCAATTTCATTGGTTGGTCAGGGAACTATTACATCCAATGAAGGTCCGTTGATTGAAAGAGGATATGTTTTTATTCAACAGGGTTTGGATGTTAATGGTTCTGATTATCCAATTTATTCTGGAGATGGTTCTAAAATTTATACTAATATAAATGGTTCTATTTTTAGATTTACTTTTAATGGTGGTTTACTTATGGAGGCTGCAGGTGATGATTTCAATTTTGGTTATCTTATAGGAACACCTCCAGTCAAACGTGTTACTAACACTATTTAGTTTTAAAAGGTTTTTCAAAAAGAGTGGATTCGTTCATTTTCTTTTTGATAAATCTTAAGCTTATAACATTTACTTTTTGTGCGTTTATAAATGTTTTGCTTTTGTCCGTTTCGCACTAGCTACTAACCCCTAAGGACGACTGTTTTTTTCTTTTCTTTTTTTTAATAAAAATAATTGGATTTAACTTAG